GTTACAAGAATTTCTTGTCGACGGGTGATAATTTCACAGAGATCGACTTCCAGAAAACTACTACCACTCTGATCGTTGGTCAGAATGGTGCTGGTAAGTCGACTCTACTTGATGCACTATCGTTTGCTCTGTTCGGCAAGGCACACCGTAACGTCAACAAACCTCAGTTGATCAACTCGATCAATGGTAAGGGTACCGTTGTCGAAGTAGAGTTCACTGCTTTGGGTCAGAACTATAAGATCATTCGTGGACTCAAACCCAACAAGTTTGAGATCTGGCAAGACAGTGTCATGATTAATCAGGATAGTCATGCAAAAGAATACCAGAAGGTGCTTGAGCAGAACATTCTGAAACTAAACCACAAATCATTTCACCAAGTCGTGGTGTTGGGTTCATCATCCTTTACACCGTTCATGCAACTGTCTGCCTTGCATCGACGGGAGGTTATCGAAGACCTTCTGGACATCAACGTATTCTCTAAGATGAATACTGTTCTGAAGACTCGACTGTCAGACCTCAAGGATGAGATCACACAGAACCGTCATGAGTTGGATCTAACACAGACCAAGATTGACGCACAGAAAAAGCACATTGAAGAGTTACAAAAAATCTCTGACAATCAACGTGAGAAGGAACTCGCAGAACTCGAAGAGTTAGAGTCAGAGTTGGCCCGCCTAGAGGAAAAGATCACCGTATACAACGATGAGTATCTCAAGACACTGAACGAAGCAATTGATGCTACGGTCAAGAAAGGGTATGAGTTAGAGAAGTATCGTGATCAGTTTGGAAACAAGCAGAAGGAACTCCGCAAGGAGATTAAATTCTATGAAAGCAACACCACCTGTCCCACCTGCGATCAAGGTATCGATGAGGGACTTAAACAAGAGAAAGTCACCAAAGCAACCGAACGATGTGAAGAGTTCGAGGAAGCACGTCTCAAAGCAGTTGAACAACACGGAGTAGTCGTAGATGAACTCAATGAACTCGAATCAAAAAGAGCAGTCGAACAAGAAGACTACGAAGCAGATCGTATCAATCGGCACGAGGCAACTCGTGTGCGACAAAGAATCCAAAGTCTACAAGGTCTTCTATCCAGAGAGGATGGGCACCAAGAACACTTGGATAGTCTGCAAACCGCAAAATCTGATCTCGAATCTCAGATTACTCTTAAAGAAGAGCAAGTTGACCGACGCAATGTATTGTCAGAGGATAGGGAATACCTTGGTGTTATCACAGAACTCCTTAAAGACACGGGAATCAAGACAAAGATTATCAAACAGTATCTCCCTGTTATTAACCAACTGACGAACAAGTATCTCCAAGTACTCGACTTCTATGTGTCCTTTGAACTAGATGATACCTTCAAGGAATCTATCAAGTCACGTCATCGTGATGAGTTCTCGTATGACTCATTCTCAGAAGGTGAGAAGCAACGTATCGACCTCGCACTCCTATTCACTTGGAGACAGGTTGCGAAGATGAAGAACAGTGTGGCAACGAACCTACTGATTCTTGATGAGACGTTCGATTCGTCTCTCGATGCGGATGGGGTTGAGAATCTACTGAAGATCCTAGATACCCTTGATCAAGACACCAACGTCTTCATCATCTCACACAAGGGTGAGTTGCTGGACAATAAGTTTGATCGTAAGATTGAGTTTGTGAAGCATAAAAACTTTAGTAGGATTGCATGCTAAACGTTCATACGAATCATGCCATAGTTGACAAATGGTTTACGCCAAAAGAGTGCAACCAGATAATCAACTACGCGGTAAACTATGGTGTTTACAACAAACCCAGAGTCGGACTTGACAGTCAAGTGCCCGGTGGCAGGGTCGATGAGTCTACTCGAAATGGAAAGTTGTATTTCTTCACCAACAAAACCATTGCAACTAAAGTATTAGATAAGGTAAAGCAGGTAAATAAACACCTTTGGAATCTTAAATTATACAACTTAGAACCTATGCAATTGACCGTATATGATGTTGACGATCACTACACTTGGCATAGAGATCAGGAGGAAGTGGCTAAGATGCATCCTCTACATAAAGATAAACCACTCATTCGTAAACTTAGTTTTTCGATTAATCTTACTCAAGAAGGTAGGGACTATTCGGGTGGTGATCTACAAACACATGATGGACTTGAGTTTCGTGAAAAAATCCCTCAGATCTATGATCAGGGAAATGGAATGGTTTTCCTCAGTGCACTGCCGCATCGTGTCTTACCTGTCACAAGAGGGAGACGTGTTGCTTTAGTTGGGTGGGTATCGGGACCACCCTACCGTTGAAACCCCGAATAATTTTTGGTATACTACTATTAACTTTGAACCTTATGGACTTTAATTATGGAATTGTCTGAACAAACAATGCAAGTTCTCAAGAACTATGCGAGCATCAATGGAAACATTGTGATCTCCGAAGGTAATCAAGTGAAAACTATTTCAGAAGCAAAGAACGTTCTCAGTTCTGCGAGTCTTGATGTTGAGTTTCCACAGACCTTTGGCATCTATGATCTCAACGAGTTTCTGAGTGTACTATCTCTCGTAGACACACCCCGACTCAAGTTTGACACACACTTTGTGACTGTGTCTGATACCGTGGGTCGATCACGTGTAAAATATTTCTATTCTGATATCGAGTCATTGACACAACCCTCAAGGGATGTTATAATGCCTGAACCAGAAGTATCATTTGTCCTCAGTCGAGAGACTCTGTCTCGTATCCGCCGTGCGGCAAGTGTGTTGGGACATACCGAACTGTCAGTCTCTGGCAAGGACGGTATTATCTCTCTGTCTGTCACTGATAACGAAGACTCCACTTCTAATGGATTTAGTATTGATGTAGACGGTGAGTATGAAAGTGGTGACTTTAATTACGTTCTAAATATCTCCAACCTGAAAATGGTGGATGGTGATTACAACGTAGGATTGTCATCTAAGTTGATTTCACATTTTGTGAACACCGAAACCTCAATTGAGTATTGGGTTGCTCTAGAAAAAACATCGAAAGTAGGAGTATAAGATGATCGATAATGAAGAGTTTGTAGGTATGGTAAATCGGGTAACTCGAAGCACTGTCGCAGTAATTGATACTGTGTCTAGTCGTGGAGGTTTCCGTGGTGAAGAATTGTCCACTATCGGACAACTGCGAGACCAGTGTATCGGTCTCATTCAAATGGTTGAGGCAGCGGAATCTGAGGCAGATTCTGAGGACTAACCACAAGGGGAGTTGCCTCCCCTTTCTTTATTATGACAAGGTGATTTTATGCAAGATTTTCTCTGGGTCGAGAAGTATCGACCACAAACTATCGCGGACTGTATCCTTCCCGCAAATCTCAAAGAAACTTTTCAGAACATCGTAGACGGTGGTGATATACCCAATATGATGTTTACGGGCACTGCTGGTCTTGGTAAGACTACGGTTGCCAAAGCACTGTGTAATCAGTTGGATCTAGATTACATCGTAATCAATGGATCGGAGGATGGTAACATTGACACACTCCGAACCAAGATCCGTCGTTTCGCATCATCTGTCTCGTTGGCAGGTGGATATAAGGTTGTCATCCTTGATGAGGCAGACTATCTCAATCCTCAGTCGACTCAACCCGCATTGCGTGGATTCATTGAAGAGTTCTCTGACAACTGTCGATTTATTCTGACGTGTAACTTCAAGAACCGTATCATCGAACCACTTCACTCTCGATGTGGTGTGTATGAGTTCAATACATCCAAGAAAGACCTGATGCAATTGTGTGGTCAAACACTAAAACGAGTTAAGCATATTATTAAGGAAGAAAATGTAACCTTCGATGATATGAATGAAGTTGCTGATCTGATCATGAAACATGCACCAGACTGGCGTCGGGTGATCAACGAATTGCAACGTGCGTCTGTTGGTGGTACTCTGAATCTTGGGACTCTGATCAGGACTGACGCATCATACGATAATCTTTTCAAAGCATTAAAGGACAAAGAGTTCAAAAAGATGCGATCATGGGTGGCAAACAATATTGATGTTGACACCTCACAGATCTTTCGCACTATCTACGACAGTATGTACGAAAGAGTCGAACCCGCATCGATTCCACAACTCGTGGTGTTGCTTGCTGAGTATCAGTATAAGAACGCATTCGTTGCGGATCATGAACTGAACCTCGTTGCTTGTTTCACTGAGATCATGGGTACGGTGGAATTTCAATGAAACCGTTCGACTACCTGAACTCTATCAACTCCAACAAAAATGACATCATGGATTCGGATGAGGCAGAGAAGATCTATAACCCTTATCTAATCAACCGATCGCTGAGTTACTTTCGTGACACAGTTCTCATTTCTAATGAGATGAATCGTCACCACCATGTGGACAACAAACTACAATATCATTTTTTACTAAATATAGTACGGGGCAGAAAACGATTCTCTAAGTGGATCAAACCCGAAGTGGTAGATGACATTGACGTGGTGAAAGAATATTATGGATACAGCACTGAAAAGGC